TACCGTCAGGCCACCAGTGTTGCCGCTTTTTAGCAGCGCGCTGGTCGCGCCCGGGTTGTCGCTGGGGGTCAACAGCCCCAGCACATTCGTCGCCGTTGCCCCCACTACGCTCAGCGCGGCGCCGGTGATGGTGTGATCGGAGGATGAAACAATATTGTGTAGGCGCCCGTGGTGCGCATCAGGGTTTCCTGTGTGGGCAGCAAAGGTGTTGGTAGTCACGGCCCACGGAGCCTGGCTTTGGCTCAATACACCGGTATGAGATGGCCCGTCAAGCGTATGAGTAACTACCCCGCCCGTGCCCACGGTTAGATTGCCGACAGCAGCAGTAATCCATGGCAGGATGAATGGCTTTAATTTATCAGCCTCGGAGGCAATCCGGCCTGTCCCGTTTGTCAACATAAGCCCCCGGACGATAATTCATTGTTATCGGTCACAGTAAATCGTCCACAGCCGCGGCTTTAGGCTGGATCTCGTAGATATCCGGATCCGATTTTCGCCAGCCGGCCTCATCCACAAAGAGAGGTGAGAGATTCATTTTAGCGTTAACGCTGGGCGGCACACCATCCAGCATTACCCACTCCCCAGCGGGCAACAAGCCGTGCTGGCGCTGGCCGCCACCCACATTGCGAAGGGTACCATCGGGCTGAAGCCGGTCTCCATCTGCATGTTTTGCAGGCTCAGGGTAGATACGCAGTATCCGGTCCGGGGTAACACTGGCAAGCAGCCGCGTGCCAGTGCTGTCCCCTAGATCAAGCAGCTTCCCAATCTCATCGTAGGCTGTCATATCCTGGTCACGATATTGATTGGTAGAGATGCCCGTTGCATCCACATCAACACCTGCCATGAATTGCCCCGCAGTGTCGATGATTTGGCGGATCTGGTCATCCGTCGATTCGGAACCCCAAACGCGAAATGGAAGATAGAGCGAGCGTGGATGCGAAATCCAGGCGGATCCATTCCAGACCTTGCAGGTGGCGTTGCCTACATCGGTCATACCGAGGGAATAGTAATCATCTGGATCAACTGAACCGGACCGGCGTACTACGATCCAGTAGGTGCCGGCAGGTAAGGCCAGACTGTTGAAGGTGAACCAACGCCATGGCTGAGCGTTGGCCAGCAGATCCGCGCCAGTGACACTAATCGCCTGAAGGGCGATGCTCGGCGCCGACGCGCTATTGCTCCAGATCTCGCAAAGAAAGTTATCACTTGGGCTACCCACTTTACCAACCGGCACAGCAACCTGTGCCACTGTCAGCGGAGTTAACAGCGTGAATGACTGCCCGATGCGGGAGCCAACCAATGTCAGTGTGACGGATGCACCTGGCATCTCGGTCACACTGACAGCCTCGGCAATCTCCACTTTATTGCCTGTCATGATAGTGATACTGGCACCGGCCGCTTCAGTATCGATGGTGCCGGTTACCGCTTCTGCGGTTGTAAGATGATCAGCAGAAGCGGTTTCGACGAGATGGTAACCACTGTTATTGCTGGAGCCGCTGATATAAATAAAGCTATCGGACTCAACAAACCGCAATCCACTAGCACTATCGTTGATATCATCAGTCGGATCGAACGAAATCGTGGTTGCTATATAGCTTTGCTGGGAGCGGCTTGTCGGTCCCGTGATGGTCCGCGTACCATTGTTACTACTGGAGCCGCTGACGACAACCTTGTCACCCTCAGCCAGTGCATTAAGCAGTGCGCCGAGATGATGAATAGCACCGGCGGCAAAGCCGATCTGTGTACTAGTCAGCGCCCAACCCAACGCTTGTGGCATATTCCCCTTATCAGCGAATTCTACCCGCCCCTCATTGCGATTGAATATCTGCCAGGTCAGCGTCTCATACCAGCCAATGCAGAATAGATTAGCACCTGGATCGCCACCACCAAAGGAAGGCACGCCATTCGGTGTTGAACGATTTTTGAGAACTTCACTTTGCCGAGCCAAAGCCGCCGCCACTTCTCCTTCGCCCAGGCTCACCAGCCGCTCTTTAATGCCATAGCGATCAATACTGTCATCATTCGTGGCCCAACTTGTTGTCCCGCGCACCGCTTCGCCATTGGCATCCATGTATGAGTAGGCCACAGCAACACGATTGACCATGGAATCCAGGCCAACACCGATCGTCAAACCAGCCCAGGTCAGTCGCACCTCGTTGACTAGTCCCCACCAGACGCGCTGCCCATGCTCGTTGCGGATCTCAACTGGACGGCGCAGCCAATTGAGGGTTTCCCATAGAGCGTTCTCTGGCCCAGCCACGGCAATCTCGGCAGTAAGGGGCCCACCCCTTGCTGCCGAAGAGCGATGATACTGATGATCAAGGGAAAGCAATGGAGAAACGGCTCCCCACGCGACGCTGGAAAATGGATCGTCAGCGGCAAGTTCGACAACGAACATTAGATCGTGATCCTTCGTGGGCGGTAATAGGCCTTGATCTTCATCGTCCAACTGGGCGAGGTCCCTACACCATCGGTTAGTACATAGATGCGCTGGGCAACAGATGGAAATGCATGGAGCGGCCGCCCGACCGGCGCATAGATAGGATGATTAGCCCCGCCTTCGATCAGATAGGTCAACCCCTCAATCCCATCATCAATGATCCAGTCGTTGTTAATGACCTCCATGCCCCGCTGCGCAATGTCGCGCCAGCAGAGCGGATCCGCTGGCGTCAGCTGGATGTAGTCGATGTCCAGCGTTTGCGAGGTCGCCGAACGGAAATCGAGCGACAGGCGCAGCTGCGCCCAGTCGCTGTCGCCACCAACAGGCAACGGAATGGTGCCCAGATCCTGGAAGGTTGCATCGGTCAGGAAGCTCAATTTAACCTCGGCGCCTGAGTAAAGGGTGACGAGGCCATAATAGTCCATCAGTCGCGGTTTGACATAGACATCGTTACCAGTGAGCCAATCCATCTTCGCCAGCAAGCGTAAATAGCGGCCACGCGTCTTCTGCAGAGTCGCTTGGCTAATATTCCATGTGCAGGTGAAGATCGTCCCAGTTAGCCGCGTATATTGACCATTGCTGTAGTTAGTATAATCAGCCGAGCCGGGGCCGATCGTTCCACCACTGACCCGGTTCTCTCCCTCAATAATATGGGCCAGGCTGGGGTCGAAATAGTTATTAGCCAGATAGATATTGGTGTAACCACGATTGGCGCCGCTTGTATTCTGGAGTTGAACCTCCAGCGGTGTTGGTAGGACGCCACCAATTACACCAGCGGCAATCGCAGCATAGTTATCATGGCCACTCTGGGCGTCGTCATGATTGTAGATAGTGAGGCCTGTGGTATTGTTGGTCCCGTTAGCGTTCGTCAATGGAACCTGTGTTCGAGCGCCTTCCCAATAGGGCGAGCGCGTGAGCAGGATCGTCGTTTCAATCTTTGCCTGGCCAAAGGTTGTTAGTGAGCGCTCTCCCAATCGCACATCGCCAGCGCGCACTTCCGATCTCCACTGTACAGCATCCCCAATGGGCTGAAATTGTAGAAAGATTCGGGCACCGACCCCCACATTCTGGCGTCGAGCTGCGGCTAGCAGCAGCCGTTCAACGCCGTTGATGGCCGCTTGGGCGGCGGCTCCACTGGCGCCGGTGAAGGTGATCTCGATTGGCTCGGTCACATCAGCAAAATCTAGTTCGCCGGGACCGGTTCGCTTTGGCGTCTGTGGGACGTAGTGATTGAGAATACAATTGGTCGTGGTCAGGCTAACCGTGGTAGTGCCATCGGTCAGCGATAGAGTATGCGGCATAATTTCGTTTCCAGGAGCTGAGCCTATCGGATCCCGACCGATAACGGCTTCTTATCGGTCATTAGCGACGCAAGCGCCGGCGACGCAAATCGTCAATCTGGTAGGCAAACACATAGGCATCGCGTTCATCATTGATGTAAGCCTGCTGGATTAGGACAGCCGGGCCGCCACTACCCATCCGCCCTGCCTGGCGTTCAGGAATAACCTGGCTTCCTCGTGGCAAATTGACGAGTTCGGGTCCTGACTCACCAACCCATGTCGCACCGCCGCGCCAATACGCCGTCCCAAGTGCATTGTTGCCGGCAGCAAACCATTCTGACAGCCAATCCGGCATTCCTGGCAGATCAGGCCACTCCCAATCAAGCAGACTGGATAGCCAACTCGGCTCACTAATAAATCCCGGCCAGTCCCAGGAGACGAGTGTAGCAGCCCACGCCGGCTGGGTGGGAAACGATGGCCAGATCCATTTGATGAGAGTTGCAACCCATGTGGGTACCTCGATAAAATCAGGCCATAACCAGGCGACCAACGTGGCAACCCACTCGGGTACCTCGATAAAATCAGGCCATAACCAGGCGACCAACGTGGCAACCCATTCCGGTGCCTTGGTGGCGATTGTCGTCGGGAAGTTTTTTAGTTTTTCGATCAGTGTATCGACCGCCGTATCAATGGTGCCGATCACCTTAACCACCCCGTCCAGTCCAGCAGCGCTCGCTAAATCGCTGAAGGTGCCAAGCAGCACATCCGCGATCAGGCCAAATGCCAGTAAGACAGTAGACCCCAAGTTGCCCAATGTGGTTGTCATATAATCGACCACACCGCTGACAATGGTCTTGAGCCCTTCCCAGGCGCCGGCAAAGTCGCCACTCAGTAAGCTGGAGACAACCTGGACCATCCCGGACACGGTAGATGCAATCAGATTGATGATGGCCGTCACCTGGCTGACGACCACTTCGATCACGCCTGGCAGCGCTTCAAAGACCGCCGCCAACGTGTTGACCGCGATCACGGACGTGAGCCCAATCGCGCCAACAATGGCGTACCCCAGCGCCTGAACAACGGGCATCAGCGCATTGGCCACGTTGAGGATGGCGTCCTGCAGGGCGGTGAACGCCGGGCCCAAGGTGCCTAGCCCGGTGGTCATCGAGCCGAAGGAAGTTTGGAGACGATCGAGTGAAGGCACCAGCAGATCAACGAATGCCGACCATACCGTCTGGACTGTGGTCACGGCTTGCCCAATGGCGCTGAACGCCGTCTGAAAGACTTCAGGAAATAGGCTGATCGCTTCCTGCGCTTCGATAGACCCAAAGCCCGTATCGCGCACAATCTCGGCGTAGTTCTGGAAGGCACCGATGGTCTGGTCGATAAAGCCGAGTACATTCTGCAACGTTTCAGGGAAGAGACCAATGGCTTCCTGCGCTTCAATGGAACCAAAGCCCGCATCACGCACAATCTCGGCGTAGTTCTGGAACGCGCCGATGGTCTGATCAACAAAGCCGAGCACGCTCTGTAATGGTTCAGGAAATAGGCTAATTGCCTCCTGTGCTTCAATGGAACCAAGGCCGGCATCCCTGACAATCTCAGCGTAGTTCTGGAACGCGCCGATGGTCTGATCAACAAAGCCGAGCACATTCTGCAACGGTTCAGGGAAGAGACCAATGGCTTCCTGTGCTTCGATAGACCCAAAGCCGGCATCCCTGACAATCTCGGCGTAGTTCTGGAACGCGCCGATGGTCTGATCAACAAAGCCGAGCACATTCTGCAACGGTTCAGGGAAGAGACCGATGGCTTCCTGCGCTTCGATGGAACCGAAACCGGCATCCCTGACAATCTCAGCATAATTCTGGAACGCGCCGATGGTCTGGTCGATGGCGCCAATGATGCCCTGCAGCGGCTCGGGGAAGAGACCAATGGCTTCCTGTGCTTCAATGGAGCCAAAGCCCGCATCCCCGACGACGGCAATGTAGTCCATAAAGGAGGTGACCAGCCCCGCCAGCTGCGTCCGGATGCCGCCCACATCGAAGACGACCAGCGCCGCTAGGCCGGCGACGACAAGCCCCAACGGTGAGACTAGGAAGGCGAAGGCACTGGCCAACGCACCTATCACCGGTACCAGGTTGCCGACAGCCCCCACTACCATGCCCAGGCCAACGAGCAACGGCCCAATGGATGCCGCCACGGCCGCAATGATGACACCCATTTTGAGCAGCTCTGGGTTGGTCTCCGCTAAATTGATGATGGCATCCTTGACCCTACCAAGCGCTTCCAGCGCGTTGCCTAACTTGGTGCGAAGGTCGAAGGCCTCGACGATACTGCGTCCGATGGTGGAGAGCGACAGCCCGATGGTATCTTTCAGGGTGGAAAAGAGGCCGGCCAGCGTCTGGCTTTGCGCCGCCATCAGCCCCTCGAATTGCCCGCCAGACGTAGTCATGTAGTCAAGAGCTTTTTGCAGTTCGGGGAATCCGACCTTGCCCTCTTCTACCATCTTCTTGACGCTGCCCTCAGCCACGCCCATCGTCTTAGCCAGGGCACTAATGATGGGAATACCGCGGGTCGTAAACTGATTGATATCGGCAGCGAAGAGGCGCCCTTGGACGCGTGATGTCCCAAAGAGGAAGGCCATATCCTCCAACGGCGCGCCGACGCCAGCCGCGACATCCCCCAGCTTACGCAAGGTGTCCTGGACGTTATCGGCCTCAACGCCGTAGGCCAGAAGCATCTTCCCTGCTTTGACTACCTCCGGCATTTCAAAGGGAGTCTCAGCAGCAAATGCCATCAAGTCCGACATCAGCGCCTTTGCCTTATCGCCCGATCTCAACATGGTCGTGAAGGCAACTTCCAATTGCTCCATCTCGGCTGCCCCTTGCAGCGCCGAGGTCGCCACGCCCAGGATCGGCAACGAGACCGCGGCGGTCATCTTTGTGCCAACGCTGTTTAGCGTGTCAGCGGTTGCCTTGATGCTCTGCTGCGCTTCACCCAGCGCACTCTTCAGTCCAGAGACATTACCAATTAAGTTGATTGCGAGTGTGGCGATTGTCGCCATAAGTGGACCGGTAATAAAGGATTATCAGCCGACATGAGTTACCCATACATCATTTGTTCCCACATCGACTCAAACGCGGCGTTGGCTTGCTCGGCTGCCGAGGGGGGCGACTCGGTGTCGCCGGTGGGGTCCAACAGACTGAGGAAGCTTTGGGGCGAGACCAACTCCCCTTTTTCGCCCCGCACCATGTTGGCGAGCAAGGCCATAAGACAAGCCCAGCGCCAGTCTTCCCGATATTCGCCAAAGGGCTCAATCTGCCAAAGGGCTTGCCACTCGCTGAATTGTCGGCTGCTCATCCCGGCCAGCATCGCATCAACGTTGGCGTGCCCAGTGGCTTGGGCTACTCGGTAGGCGAAGCGGCGACTGGGCTGGGCGCGGAGTTTCCCTCCAGCTCAGCCATGTCCTGATCGCCAATGCCGTTGCGCTCGCGGATGACCGCAAAGATCGCATCCAGCGCCCGGGCGCTCTTTTGCCCGAGTTGGGCAATATCCGCTTTATCAAAGAGCGGCTGCATTTGCTCGTCGACGATACAAGCGGCGCAGAAGGTTGCCCGCACGTTGTCGCTCAACGCTTGGGTCTTTACCCGCTTGCCCTTGACGTACTCCGTCCGCTCGGAGACGATGCTCTGCTCCAGCTGATCGCGTTCCTTGCCGGTTAGATCCTTAACGCGGACCGTACCCCAGCCTGAGATATGACTCAGGTCGATATCCTCAAAGCCGATATCGGGCGCCGCTAGGATGGCGGCGCGATTCATTAATGCCATGCTTCCCTCTTGAGATTCGTACTTGCTTTGGCCGTTGGCCACCGTAGACGATTGATTATGGTAACGTCGCTAGCGAGAGTGTGTGCGAGAAGGCTGCGATGAAGGCATCCGTCGAGTTGTACTTGGCCTCCCCCTCGAAGGTAACGATCGTGTTGCTCTGGCCCTCTTTTTTGTATTCGCTAACGTTGGTGTACTGCGCGCACAAATCGGACTGCATGATCCGGACGCCGGCGCCGGTCGTCTTGATCCGAATCAGCCGGAACGCCTTACTATCGTAGAAGCCGCGCTCCGTCGCCACGACGCTGGCCCCGCTATCTTCCTGTAATTCCAGATCCATCGTGAAGGTGATCAGCGGCTTGCCGAGCTTGTAGGCCGATGGATAGAGATTCCCATCGCCCACGGGCACCCATTCGATTTGTGGATTGTATTTGAGCGAGAAGCCCATGAGCACGCCCGTCTTCTGGGTCGTGCCGACGGTGCCGCCTGCGGCATCGATATAGAGCAGGGTCTTGCCGAATTGCATCGGCTCCCAGGCGGGCAGGGAAAGGCCAGTGGTGAAGGTGCCGCTGCTCTCCTTCTTTGGCGACATCCAGGTTCCGGAGGTCTTCCACAGCTCCCCCTGTTTGCCAGAGATCTCCCATTCCATGGGCAGGCAGCGGGCAAAGATGCCAACGTCGCTGGTGACACTCTTATTACCAACCCGCAGGGTGCGCGTAACCAGCGTCGGCGGGGTATCCCCCGAGGGGGCGCTGTAGGTATAGACATAAGGGCCGGTCCCGGTGATGGTGGCCGCCCCACAGCAGCCGTCCAACCAATAGGGAATCTGCTCAAAGTGAGCAACGCCCTGGGGCACGGGGATCTTGATGCCGAGCATGGTATCGACCACCCGCCCACTGTTACCAAAGGTACCGACATCTTCCTCGACCGTCTCGGTCTTGCGATCATCATTCCAGCCACCGAAGGGGCCGCGCCAGATCGTAGTGGCCGCCACGGCGGTGCCAGGCGTGACCTCCTTGCCAAGCTGGCAGACGTTGAGCGGCCACATACCATACACGTTAGCCATCGCTTACCTCTTTTTCATATTCATAGACAGGTGCATAGAGCTGTTGCAGCGTCCCCGCCTGGATACATTCATCAATAGCTGCTCTAAAGTGCGTCAGATCGACACCGCCCAGATCACGAGCGGGAATCCCGGGGAAGTTGGCCCCAGCGCCAATGTAGCGGTAGCCGAAGATCGTGCGCTCTTCTGCCGATTGTTTCTTGGCCATTAGCCGTATACCTCCACTGCCAGGGGAATTGTTTCAACGATCCAGTATTGCCCACGCACTAGCACGGTTCGCACCTGGCTACGTCCGTCAACCCGGATCATGGTCCAGATCGTGCTGACCTGGTTGGCCTCTAGCCACTGGACGAATTCATACTCCAGGGCGTCGACAATATCCTCAGCTTCCTGCTGGGCGGCTGGCGTTCCCTCTTCGTAGTACGCAACCCAGAATTGCAGCGCATAGTAGAAGGTGCTGCGGATGCCTTCGCTATAGATGGGCGGGCGGTTGCTGCCATCGGTGATGATGCGGACGATAGGCGAATCAACCTCGAACTTACTGTAGAGATAGTCATAGACCTGCAATGCCGAGGTGAGTGCGGTGGTGAGCTGCGTCCCCAGCGCCTCACGCACGGTGCGTCGGCTGATTGCCACTGTGCTGCTCATTGCAGGATCTTCTCCACTGTCAGATGCATGAAGTAGGCACCTTCGCTCGGATAGTCCCATTGGGCCGCGCCGCGGATGACATAGCGTTGGCTATCAACGACCAGAATGTCCCCAGGCCGGATATCGTGGTTGCCGACCATGATCGACTCGAATAGATTATGGATACCGCTAAGGAGGGCTTCGCCCCCTGCCTGCCCGCTATGGATCAGTTGCCCTAGCCGACTCGCATCCGCCGGATAGAGCTTGGTGCATTTCAGCCCGCTGAGATGAGCGCTGGGGCTCTGCCGCTTGCCGGCGGCAAGCTCGGCCCGCAGCACCGCGGCGTCCTTATTCGCTCGTCTCGCCAGGCTGCTCATAGGACCTTCATCCGCGCCTTGCGCTTGTTGATCGTGGGATCGAGCGGGGTGGCCAGGTAGCTGCCCCACTGCAAGGCCACGTTGGCGCGCTTCTGTTTGGCCAGCTCCGCCGCCCGCTTGGCTATATCGCTAAGGGCCTCAGTCACTGGGCCGGTAGTCAGGTTGACTTGGGTCAGGTTGGTGACGATGCTCTCCAGCGTGCGCAGTTCCGCCAGATCGAGCAAGGCGTCAACCCGGTCCGCAGAGACGGCTGTCACCTCACTGTTGGCGGTCATGGCGACCGAGGCGGTGCTATAGCCCAGCATGCGCACCGCCCAGCCTACACACTGCTCGACGGAAGGTTTATTCGGATCCCCTGTGGCGGCTTGCGCTTCCGTCAACAGCGCCCCCAGGCGGTCCTTAGTGACAAGCTCGACATCAGCCAGGGTTGCCAAATGCACTCCGGATCTTCTTTAAAGTGGCCGTGCCAATGCCGTCAATCGCCGTTAGATCTTCATCGGTCAAGGTCGGCGCCATGGCCGGCGTGACGCCGGCGGCTTCCAGGCTGGCCACCACCTTGGCATCCAGCCCATGCCAATCGGCCGGCGGCTGCTCATTGCCAGCAGCTGGCTGCTCGCTCCCCGTCGCCGGCGGCTGCTCATTGCCAGCAGCTGGCTGCTCGCTCCCCGTCGCCGGCGGCTGCTCATTGCCAGCAGTTGGCTGCTCGCTCCCCGTCGCCGGCGGCTGCGGTTCGGCCTGCGGTTCGACGACTGGCTCCAGCTTATCCAGGAACCCGGCAGCATCTGCGACCGATAAGACCACATTATCGCCCGGCCCATACTCGTTGTCTTTGCCGAAGCGCATGCCTGGTCTCACTTTGAATTTGTTCATCGATCCCTCACTCGTTTCTAGCGAACCTGGCTCTTACGGTCAGCGTCATCAGGCGCCGGTGGCGTGGACGATCCCCGATTTGCCGTCGTAGCGCGCCTTGACACGCGGCGCCATCACGGCCAGCACTTTGAACATGGTCTCCATGCCGTCGCCGCTCGCCCACTCGCGCACTTGGATGTCCAACGCGATCGCGGCGTCGATGACCTCTCGGCTCATCTGAACCAAGACGACTGCACCGTCGGCGAGGATGTCGGAGGGAATGTGCTGAACATCCTCGATGGTGGCCAACGCCCGCACCCGATCCAGGGCGGTTTGTCCACTCCCATCGGTGTAATAGCTGTTGGCGGCCTGGTTGTATTGGGTCGTCGAGACGAGGAGCGTATAGGGACCATAGTGCTTGCCGGTGCTCATGGCAGCGCTAATCATCCCACTCACCGTCGGCACGACGTTGGCAATGGTGCCCCAGTCCCCGCCTCCATAGTTGGAGGCGGTATCGGTGTTGCGATTGGGATGGTTGGTGATGCCGTAGAGCGCCGCTCCATTGAGCACGGTGCCGGCGCCATTGACGAAGATGCTCTCTACCTTTTCGGCTACCACCCGCGTCGCCTCGACCGCTGCGGTCACATCAATGCCATCGCCCTGATTGCGGCTGGCCATCAACATGCGTTCGCCAACCGTAAAATCTTTGAAGATGACCGGAATCGGTACCCCAACCTGCCTCAAGTCAGGCAAGTCACGCTCGGATGTGGCGCGCCCGGTCATGTTGACCTGCGCCTGGGTCATTTCGCTGGCACCGTACCAGGCGCTGATCAGCGTCCCAAGGCCGCCCAATGGCTGCACCAGCCCACGGCTGCGCACCAGGTTCACGAACTTGAGCGGGTAGCGTGCCGCTTCGATGACTGCCCGGTCAACCTCTTGCCATTCGTCTTCGCGCAGCAGGCTGTTGATCACGATGCCGCGTTTCGTCCGGATTTGCACTTCCTTAGTCTTGCTGTTGACGCGCAACGGGCGACTGCCACCCATTAGGGCATCTAAACCACCGCCCTGCGCCTCCAGCACTTGCAATCCATTCATGATGCTCTGTCTCCCTATTATCTGTAGATTTCTTCGGCTACAGGGTCGATTAAACGAATCGGACGCGGATGCGTGTGGCCCCACCGCTAGCATTGACCGCCTCATCCGCCACGCAAACAGCTACGCCGGTGGTCACCGCTTGCAGCTCGCCCGCGGTCGCCGTCTCCAGCGCCGCCCCATAGGCAACATTCGCCCCACTCTTCAGCCACAGGTAGAGCTTGTCGCCGGGCAGTGGATACACAAAGCGGACCGTGTCGCCACTGGCATAATCCTGCGCCAGCGGGGACGAGGTGGGCAGCGGCGCATAGGGGTTCTCAATGGCGACTGCCTTCAGAAAGTTGCCGGTCTTGGCCGCGGTGCTATTCTCGGCGACGGTGGTAGCGCCTTCCGTCAACAGCGTGCCGGGCGTCACCGCAGCGGAGCTGGGCTTTTCGAAGATCGGACGCTCGCCCCCGTTGACCTGCAACACAACGATGTTTGGTGTACTGCTAGCCATGTACTTCTCTCCTTGTTGTCAATGCACCCGGTCACGCCGTGCGTGGGCTGGGGTAGCTCAGTTCAATTTGGGGGCGGTGTAGGCCCGCCACTCATCACTGTCGGCACTGTTGAAGGCCATGCCGGCGCCGGCGCCATAGTTCGCTGGCGTCAATGCCCGATCGAGCTTGATCACCGTCTCCAGCGGGAATGCTTCCAGCTCGGCCTGGGTAAAGGTGTTACTGCGGTTGGCGACGATGCGCCCGATGGCGGCCGCCTTCTGCCCCTGGGCATTCGTCTTGATGGCGCTCAGCGCGTCCCGCAGCGCCGCTGCCCCGCCGAGCTCGGCAATGATGCCGGCCAGCTCGGTGGCATCGCTCGCCGCTTGCTCGTCGGTGATCTCGATCTCGGCGGTCAACTCGATGGTTTCGGTGGCGGCCGGCTCTGCGGCCGCAGCCTCTTCGTTGGCGACGGGCTTGGCCTTGGGCTTGACCTTGGCTTGATCCTTTTCCTGCTTGTTCATGACCATTTCCTCTCGAATCTCTCCCTGTAGCGGGAAGGTTACGGTACGGTCGCCCCAGCTCACCGCCAAGGCGTCAAAGACTAATGCGCGCCGCGCAAGGGTTGATGGCACCTCCACCCCCGGCGGCGCATAAGCCAGGGTGATGTGCGGTAAATAGACGTGATAACGTTCCGACTCGCTGTCAAAGTCTTCGAGAAATTCAACAACGCGCTTACGGAATCGGTAAAGCTGCTCGGATTGGCAGATGGCGAAGACTGGTTCCATGCCATCGTTTTGCTCAGCATTGAGGAAGCGGCCATGGCCATTCAGCTCGGTGGAGACCACGACCGTATCACGCGCAATGTAGCTGGCCATCTCCAGCAGCCAACTCTCTTCGATCTGCATCTCGTCGACTTTGCCCAGATAGGCCAGCGTGACATGCAGCTCATTCGCCGACATGACCTCAACACCATCCGGCGCACTCGCCAACGCCAGGGCCTGCGCATCATCGGGGCGCAGATAGAAGGCGATCATCACCCCAGCCTTGCCGTCATCAGCCGCATTCCACCGCCCGGCCCCACAGCCGTGGGCCACCGAGCAGGCGCCGATCTCATCGGGCAGCAGCGCAATGTGATCGGGCACCAGGTTGCGCTGGATGGCGCTGTAGGGCTGGCCGTTAAAGATGCCGGCATCGTCGTCGACCTGCAGGGCGAAGTAGCCGGTGGAGACCTCAATGGTCTCTCCCGCCTCGAGCCGGGAGAGCACGTCGAGCGCATCCCCACCCAGCCGCTCAATCTTGGCCACATCGAGCCACATCTCGCCCCGCAAGCGGTCGTTGGTAAATTCGGTATTGTAAAAGCTACCCACCACACTGCTCTCGACCACCTGCGGATCGTTAGCAATGATGTAGTTGCCGGCGGCGTCTCTAGGATGGCGGATGGGCACCGGCCGCCCGTTCCAGCGCTCGGCGAAGTCGGCCAGCTCTGCGGCCGGCACCAGCTCGCCGTTCAGCACGCCAGCCACAATGATCGTCGCCGGCGCCACGGCATATTCACGGCCATCGAGCTTGCGGCGCTCCAGACGGTTGACCGTGACGGTTTGGCGGTGGGTGATTAGGTGCTTGATCATGGGAGGCCGAGGAGGCTGGTAACAGGGAGGCCGAAGGCATAGGCGAGGGCCGCGGCGAGGGCAACAATGGTGACAAAGGTGATCAGCCCCGCTTGCCAGCCATACTTGGCATAGATGTCGGCGACCCAGTCCCACAGTCGATTGATCGGTTGCATCCTTCCCCCCTACGTTTAAGCCAATAAAAAACGGCGCAGACAACTCGAAGAGTCATCTGCGCCGTGTGTTTACGTTCTACGCCTGCCATCAATGGCTGGGCGGAATACGGTCCTGTACGCGTCCCCTGGTATGGTGGCCAGGGCTATTTAGTTTTGCTGTCCCGAGTGATGCATGTGCGGGCAGTGCACTCGGACCCCCCGCACGGGGCTGTATACAGCGATCCGCACTCCTGGTGCTAGGTGGTCGATAACACCGACCACCAGCGGCATGCAAAGCCGGCTTTCGCAACCAGGAGAGGGAGCCGGTCTAGCTTATCAACCGGCGTGGCGGCCCATTCGCATTACTCCGCTTTGTCTCTGCGCTTACCTGGACGCCAGAGCTTGTTACCTGTAGTTTTTGCCTGCCGTTGTTCGGTCATACTGCACCGTCTTCGCACTGCACAGACCTACCCTTTCGTTGACCAGGCCACGGTGACTGATCATCGTCACCACGCTGATGTTCCCCGCTCATCAGGACGGCAACCACTCACCCAGGTTGCGGGTCCGCCGGTACCGCTGGCGAAAGTTTAAAATGGGTATGGTAACGGGGGCCGGATTTGAACCGGCGACCTGGTGGTTATGAGCCACCCGAGCTACCGCTGCTCTACCCCGCTAAAGTCTTCCAATGTTAGCAATGATCTGGGCTGTAATAACAGCTTGATCAATTGCTTCATCAAGTTTTTTGGCGTCCTCAGGATTCATATCAGATCTGCCCCCAATGCCTTGCGCAACATGGACTGTAAGTCGTTGCCGCGCAGCCCACGGTATTTCAGCGCCCGGCGATAGAGATCATACCACTTCAGAAAAAGCTCAGAGTTGCCCCGATACCATTTCATCCCAACTTCGGCAATCAGTTGAAATTGCAGACCGATCATGCTGCGCCACATTATCGCTCCACCTTGCCCCACGGCCGCACCGTCCAGTCAACCACTTCGCCGCTCTCACTGACCGTGATGATCGCATCATAGCGCCCGGGCGCCAGATGCTGGAGACGACGGAGAAGCTTAGCGAGGCCGGTTGGCACTTGAACAACCGTTCTGTTTGGTATTGTAGTCTCCTCGGTAAGCGCTGTCAAGCAGTGTGGGCAATTTTGCATTTTCGACGCCAATTTCGGTGACTGAGCCTGTCGAAGTCCGACCGGTAAGAAAAGGTTACCGGTCGCCAGTTGGTGAGCGTTGGGTGCAGGCTCATGCGTACCTGCACCCCCGCCCCATCACCCAGTTTGGAGAAATAAAGAGGGCGCCCCAAATGGAGCACCCCCGTCCCACCAACATTATACCACATCCGAACAAATGCGCTAGACAGCAACCTGAATTTCTGCTGATCACAAATTGTCAGCTAGCGGCTTGATCGACTCAATCATCAAAGTTCGTTCCGTATCATTGCGCCGGAAATAGACCCGATGCCCCACTAACTCGATCACAAAGATCCCCGACATTTCCATTGGGATCTGTTGCTCCCGGAAGAGCCGATGGTCGGGCAGCGCTTCCATTGCAAAGAAGAGCGGCGACACTAGGTCACCATTATCCTCCAGATAAGTTGCCGCCTCCGCAGAATACTCAACCCACCAAGACACCACGGGCCGCCATTCGTTTGCGCATCTCCGCGCTAGAGATATACGACCCTGCCGCTTCATTGCGTGCGATAATCGCCCGCACCTCAGCCAACTCTGCCTCGATGGGGCTGTTATCCATCTCCTCGCGATGATCCAAATAGTAACTGATTGCGCTGTGGATCGCTGACGGTGATAGCGCAGGGTGTGCGCGCTCAATCTCTTCCACCGCGGCATTCTGCCGATAATAGTGTGCGATCAAGCGCACCGTAATATTGGTGCCCTCCACCATCGGCTCATCCAGCACCGGACCTATCACGATATGTGGGTATCCTGTCGCTTGTATCTCGTTCATCTTGCCCTCACCTTCGATCTCACAGCACGTCGCTCATGCGCTAAGTATAGCACGGGAAGTTGTGTATTACAATGTGATGCGTCAGTTCCTCGTCATCACCTCATTGACAACAGATCCGTCGGCGCTCTTCAAATAGATGGTCTCCCCATCATTATTCCAGATCGGCTTGTCGCCACACTTGAAGCCAGGATCCAAAGGCACCGAGTCGCCGGTGGCAACATGATAGGTCTGCCCTGGCTGTAAGACAATGCCGCCTGGTACGATACAGAAGTCCTCACCCTTGGAGCCATCCAGCCGCCAGCCGCTAATATCAACCGCCCCACCGCTCCCATTGGTGATGCCGAGGATCTCATTGGTGCTGCGATTCTCGATGATATCAATCGACACGTTGCCTGTGGCCAGCGCTGCGGGTGGTGGCTCTGGCGTAGGCGGGACCAGCGTCGCCGTCGGCAATGGTGGCACCGGGGTAAAGGTTTCGGTTGGCAACGGGGTCGCCGTGGGCAAGGGCGTTCGGGTTGACGTTGCGGTCGGCAAGGGCGTGTTCGTTGGTAATGGCGTCAATGTCATCGTTGGCGTTGGTGTAACTATTGGGGTCGATGAGGGCAGCGGTGTATTCGTCGGCAACGGCGTCTTGGTTGACGTTGCCGTGGGCAGTGGTGTATTGGTCGGTAATGGCGTGGGTGTGCTAGTGAAGGTCAGGGTTGGTAGTGGCGTATTCGTCACCGTCGGCGTCAGGGTTGGCAGTGGTGTTGGTGTTCGTGTGGGCAAGATGCCCATGGTCTCGCCGCCGGCTTGGACCGCCATGGCGATCAGCCCACAGCCCATCAGCCACAGAAAGCCGATCCAGATCCGGCCCCAACAGCCACGCTTTGGTTTACCCTCCGGCGCAGCCTTGGCCTGTTTACCCTTTCGCTTGGGGGGCTCGACACGCATATGCGCTCCTTTCGCTATATATATTGATTTACTTTACTGGTAACGTAAGCTATTGTAGCACGCAAGTTAACTATTGACAATGTATTACATTGTGATACAATTATCAACAGCGAAGACAAGTCCTGGCAGCCTTGAACTCGCAACCATAAACCGGTGGGCGATTTGCGTCCATTTGACGTTCGCGTATACTCTTCGATGCAGAGAGGTGATATTCAGGTATGTAACCGCCCACCGGTGGTTGCTCAAGGCTGCCAGGCGCCTGAATATCACCTCTCTGCATTTTTATATCCGAAAGGAATTCAGACATGCCTGGCAGCACACCTGAACCTCGCACTCTCACCGCAGACGAACAGCGTACCGTTCAAGACCTCCTTACCCAGCAGCGACAGGCCCAAGACCGCCTGCTCGCGACTGGCCTCACCCGCCGCCAACGGGCCCTCCTTGGCGAGATCTTCCATACCAGACTCGAACTGCACCGCGTATTGGCGCTCCCTGAATTTGTTATAATGACAGGTACCAGGGGGTGATGACCATGAAACGCACGATCAAACAGACCTGCCAACGCATTGCCGCCGCCATCAATGCCCAGAATCTCGACCTGGCCAAGCAGCTCGTCGAGCAAGTTACCTACGCCGGCGCCCTTCCTACCGATCTCCACTATGCCCAGCCTCGCACCAGCCAGCGATCGGAACGCGCCCAACCCACAAGGAGCACCTATCTATGAGCACCGAATTAGTTCCCTTCGACTATGCCGAGCTGGATGTCGAGACGCGCATCGTCGTGCGCCAACGCACCGACGAGATCAAAACCCTGGTGCGCCGCAGCGCCCAGGACATTATTGATATTGGGGGCAAGCTGATTGATGTCAAGGAGACGCTTGGCCACGGCAACTTTGGCGGCTGGTTGGCCGCCGAATTTGGCTGGAGCGAAAGCGCTGCGCAGAAGTTCATGAGCGTATCAGCTCGTTTCAAATCCGTAAATTTTACGGAAATGAACATCGGCGCTTCCGCCCTCTACCTGTTGGCGGCCCCCTCCACCCCCGAGCCGGCCCGCATCGAAGCCGTGGAGCGCGCCAAGACTGGCGAGCGCATCACCCACACCGTGGCCCAAGCGATTGTCGCCGATCATAAGCCCAAGGAAGACTTAGTTGAGAAATATCGTCGCCTTGAACATTGGCTACTGGGCAAAGGATGGAGTCGCACCAGTGGACCTGCACCAAGCCCAAGTGGCATCCACAAGGAAGAACATCATTTTGAATGGGACCCGGAAGACGCTCAATCCTACTTCCGCGCAATTAGGAATGCCGAAACTCGCCAGCTTGCCGATGATAGGGCGGCAAAGGCGGATCGCCAGCCCACCACCCGCACCCTCGATACCGCCCTGCCCACCGCCGCCGTCCGCCCGCTGGCCGTGTCGGAATACGACACCCTGGTCCGCGACACCCTTGCCAGGCACCTTCATTTGCCCACCCCGAAAGATGTCCAAACGATGATCGACAATATCGATAAAAGTCTTGCTTGGCTACAGAGCGCCCCCATCCGCCTCTTCCGCGAGGCGACCGCCCCCACCATCATCTTCGACGACGCCCAGCTCATCCGTGCCCGCACCCGCTTCCGGGAAGAGTTGCAGCGCATCGCCACCCACGCCAGCCGCACAGCCCCCAAGGCGAGCGACCAGAGCGCCCGCCCCTTGACCGACACCGAGGCCAAGGTCGTCCTCTGGCGCGTCATCGAGCACCACGTCCAAACCGTGCCCGGCGCCGCCCCCGATTACCACCTCGCTGCCCAACTGCGTTGGTTCAAAGCCGCCCCCATTCAGCTCTTCAAAGCGGCCCTCAACCCCGGCGTAGTCATGAGCGACGAACAGTTTGTGCGCGTCGGCGCCGTCGTCGAGGGCGAACTGATCCAACGCCTGGCTAGAGCCAAAGCCAACCTCCAACCCACGGCCACCCCCAGCGCCGCCCCCCGCCTCACCTCCCTGGCCGAAGTGGTCAGCGCCCCAGATGATGGCGCTCCGGCAGAGGAATGGGCAGACGAGGAGGAGGAGGAAGAAGACGCGGAAGCTGGCACAGCAAGCGTGGAAGAAAATGCGCCACTGGATAACGACGAATACTACACGCCGACCTACATCGTCGATCCAGCCCGCCAAGTGCTAGGCACCATCGACCTCGACCCCGCAAGCTGCGCCAGTGCCCAACGGGTCATCCAGGCCGAAGCCTACTTCACCAAAGCCGACGATGGGCTAAGTGCCCCGTGGTATGGCACTCTCTGGCTCAATCCCCCCTACTCCAATCCCTTCCCTTGGATCGAGAAGCTCTTTGCCGAATATAACGCCGGACGTGTAACGGCTGCCATGGTACTAGTCAACACCGCCAACAGCCCCAAATGGGCGCGCCTGCTCTGGCAAAGTCAAGGCAGCGTCTGCCTGCTCAGCAGCCGCCTCAAATTCTGGCGCACCGACAAACCTGAAGGCAAAGGCTTCGACCGCGATCAGATGATTTGGTATATCGGTCCCAATGCCAACAAGTTCAGACAGGTCTTTGCAGCCTATGGAGCAATCCGATGAACATCGACATTCATGGAGAATTAACTGAGGTGAAATGGATACGGATTCGTCGAGTTGCCCGCGCCGTAGACTTTTTTGCATTGGTGAATGGCAAGTGGGTTCATTTTGCCAAGATGCGCAACAAGAAAATCCCCACTTATCGGCAAGTGCAATGGCCCAACCCGGAACGCATGTATGGCTGGTCAGAGCCGTATCGACTACCAGAGGAGTAACCGCCATGAACACCTATCAATTCCAACCCCAGCTCGCGCAGGGTGAGGCCGGCGAACGTAAGCTAGACGAATATTTCGGGAAGTGGTTTACCATCACCTTGGCCACCAGGGACGAACAGCGGGCCGGCATCGACCGCATCTTCACCCGCGGCCACAACCGCTACCAGGTCGAGTACAAGAGCGATGCCCGCGCCGCCCAGACCGGCAATGCCTTTGTGGAGACCATCGGCGTCGATACAGCCAACAAAGCGGGGTGGGCCTACACCTCCCAAGCCGACTGGCTGCTCTACTATGTTCCCGGACCGGAGATCGTCTACATCATCCGCTTCCGCGCCCTGCGCAACGCCCTGCCCCGCTGGGTGGCAACCTACCCCACCCGCCGCATCCCCAACCAGGGCTACCACACCCACGGCCTCCTCGTACCGCTGGATGAATTCGAGCGGGTAGCCAAGCGCGTTGATTCGCTGTAGAGAAAGGGATTATATGACCGAGCCAACACGCAATTATCCAGGGACTACAGGCCCGTGTCCACACCCTGACTGCCAGGGTACGATTAAGATCCCGTGGGCTTTACCTGCCGGCGCCTATGATTGCCCGTGCAAAGCTTGCAAAGTCCGCGTCACATGGGCGACGAATGCCGATCTACGCCGCAAAGTTTATTTAGAACTGGAAGAGAGGACGACGAAATGAATAGCAACGACTATCAAATCTTAGCCAGCCGCACCCTCATCCCCGCTCCGGAGCGCGCCTATAGCGCAGAAGAGATCATGCTCGTTTGGAACGCCATCGGCCTCGCCGGCGAGGCCGGCGAAGTCGCCGACCACATCAAGAAAGGCGTCTTTCACGATCACGGGGTTGATAAGGATAAGTTGGTAAAAGAGCTGGGCGACGTGCTCTGGTACGTCGCCGCCATCGCCACTAAGATCGACGTTCCCCTTAGCGAGATCATGGATCGCAACATCGCCAAGCTCAAACATCGCTACCCCGATGGCTTCAAGGTCGAAGACAGTATCAGCCGTGTAGATGTACAGTAGAAAGGATCACCCATGCCCCGCAACATGAGTTTCAGCCTCACCACCGAGCAGATGCACAAGCGCACCAAGACCGTCACCCGCCGGCTCGGCTGGTGGAACGTCACGCCAGGCGAAGTCATCAACGCCTGCGAGAAATGCCAGGGGCTCAAGAAGGGGGAGAAGGTCAAGCGGATCGGACAGATCAGAGTCATCAATGTCACATCCGCCCCGCTGCGCAATGTCACCCTCGAAGACGTAACAAGAGAGGGCTTTCCCGACATGACGGTCGACGAGTTTATCTTCTTCTTTGCCGCCACACATGGCTGCAAGCCAGATACATTCGTCAACCGAATCGAGTTTGAGCATATCGAATAAAAAAGGGGGGAGGGCCTAGTGCCCTCCCCCTTTTTTATTCGATACCTCGGTTCAGCCCGACCGGTAATAAGCTCTTATCGGTCTACTATGGACCCCCAACCGCCCCCAGAATCGCCGCCCGGAATTCACCAACCGCCCCGGGCATCTCATCGTTGAGGATCTCCTCGTCGGTCTCCCAGTGGCCGCGGTGCATCCAGGCCTGCCGCTCGTCGCTGCGCACAAAGATTGCATAGTCGCGATTGCTCCCCATGTTGAGCCGCAGGGCGTCCCCTGATCGAACCACCGGATCCGTAAACCAGCTCTGCCCCAGCTTCATCGTGCGCACGTAATCGGTGGGCCGCTGCGGAGGATACTCCTTGGCCCGACTCTCCACCCGATAGCCCAGCCGCAACAACGGCGGCTCGATGATGCCCAGGATGTCCGCCCCCAGCTGCTGCAACCTAGCCACCGCTGGCTCAATTCCCTCGACCGAGACTTCCATGGCCGTGGTCATCAGGCCACCCCCTGCCAGGGCGACGCTGGGATAGGGCGATCCCCTGAGGTATCCCTCTGCTCCAGCGTCGGCACCTCAAAGTCACTGGGTACTGAGCGTGGTGCTGGGCGAGGCGTAGGGCGAAGAACCGGCAGGGAAACAGGCGGGGTCACAGCCGGCAATCCCGTAACCGGATAGACCTTTAGCTCGCCCAAGACCGGCGCCGGGGTGCAGCGGCAGCGCACATGGGCGGGAAAGCGGAAAATCAGCCCCTCATAGCGCGATGCCTTGCCAATGCCACCGGGATGGCGCACATTGCCATTGAGGTCGCCCCGTTGGCCATGCAGGGGGCGACAGATGTCGCAGGTGCGCTCATCCCGCGCTGTCCGCCATTCCGTCCCCTCGACCTGGCCGCTTTGCCGGTAGCCCAAGAGCGTGCCCTCGGCAAAGGCCCGGGTCGTCTCGGTGGCAGCAATCATCTCGGCGCGGTTGCGGCCAAAGGTCGGCTCCAGCGCGCGGATCAAGGCGTCAAGATGCTCGCCCCCCTCGATCCAGTGAGTGACCGTATTGCCCACCTGGCGGCCCGTGCTCTCATCGATGCGCCGGATCAGATCGTAGCTATAACCCTGCGCCCAGTCGCGGGCAAAGCGATGGAGCAGATCATAATTCAGGCTGATGCCCACATTGCCCAGCTGGCCAAAGGCCACATCCAGCCCGGCGCCGGCCGCCTCGTTGACGGTGCGCTGGATGGCATAGCGGTGCTGCTGCTGCAGCTCCTCGCTATGGGCCTGGCGGTCGATGCGGCGCATGGCCTCGGCCAAGGTCTCGCCGAAGTTGTTGCGGTAGCGGCTCAGCAAGGATTGCAGTTCGTCCGGCGGCAAGCGCCCGGATCGCAACAGTTCATTGAGTTGCTCTTCGGCGCTCAGCAACGCCGCCTGCACCCGCGGCAGGGCCGCAGTCTCGGCCGCCTGGCGTGCCCGCTCCTCTTTTTCTGGATCATCCGGATCTAAGAGGACCGTCGTCGCATTGGCACTGAAGCGACCGGGCGGTAATAACCAGTTGTCGCCCGACAGCGGCGACTGAGCCTGTCGAAGTCGGAGCGGTCGGCACCTATGGGTAGTCGAGAAAAAAGGCGCTGTTCAGCGCCAACCCACCTCCCCCCGTCTGGACGGCCGGCGCCGCCGTCACCTTGGTTGCATCAAGGTTCGGTAGATAGGTGGTGATGAAATCCTGCGGATCGGCAAGCACGCCTGCCTTCCGTAACGCACTGGCCGCCTTATCAGCTGCTTCAGCCTGCGCCACCTTGTCACTCTCCAAGAGGGTTGGCCATTCCGCCCAGACCGCCCCCGTCGGCGCGGGCAGCACCCCATACCAGCGCAGCTTGTTGATGCAGGGCAGCAGGATGTTGGGCCAGGCATAGTTGCGCTGGCGCGTCTCAATCTGATCCGTCCAGGCCTCGGCATCTTGGGTCGAGGCCAGCTCGCCGCGCTCACTGCCCATCAACTTGCGCTTCGGGATGCCAGTGGCGCCGGCGATCATGTCGAGATTCGCCTCAATGGCCGGCCCAGGATCTTTGAGGTCGCCCGTCAGCTCGTTGATCTTGTAGCCCTCTAGGTTGATCCACCGCCGCAGCGAGTGGACGAAGTCATCAACTTGAGCACTGAAGTTGCGCCATTCCGTGCTGTCGTCGTCAGGCCCCTCATAGCCATCAACGGCTTCGACCGTGTAATTCGGCGCCATCAAGCGCCAGGCGCCCTCGCCTGTCGCTGCGAAGATCTTCAGCAGGTCCGTCAGGCGATTCCAGACTGCCTCCAATCTGGGCAACCCCCAGACCCCATCACCGCCCTCGGCAACATGTAGCACCCGCGTCCAATGGACGTTGACCGTCTCGGTGGCATCCCTGGCGCCGGCGCGCATGGTCACCTGATACAGGGTCGGCTTGCCATAGCGTGGGTTAGCCCGATTGCGCTCGGTGTCCAGGATACCGGCAAAGCGCTCGGGGTAGGGGCGGGCATAGAGGAGATCCTGCGGTCCCCCCATCGCGCCCTGCTCAACGGGCAAGCTGAGATCCTTGCCATCGCGCAGCCCAAAGACGAGGATGCCATAATGGCCCAATCCCACCATCTGATCCAGGTAGCGCAGCTGGGCCAACAGCCCGCCCCCAGTCTCGCCGTCGGCAAAGAGCTGCCCGCCGCTAGCTAGTTGATCCCACGCCAGCAGGAACTGGTTGCGCGTCTCTGGCGTATAGCGCTCCTCGCCGTCATAAAGGATCGGCTCCTTGCGCCAGGTATCATCCGGGTAGATCTCTACCAGCCGGCGAGCGATGTCGCCGCGCTTATAGGTGGCCAGATAGTTGTCCAGCTGGATGAGCCGATCATAGCCGGCCGCCGCATAGACATCCCGCTGGCCGCCGAACTGCATCCCCATCTGCGCCGCCAACATCGCCCTGGCCAGCAATGCGCTGTTGATCGTGAGTGGTTTCCCGTTGGTCGTTGTCATCGTGCTCTCCCCCACAAATGTGCCTTGAATACATAGCAGCCCGACCCGTCATCGAATCGGACCAACGATCCCCATAATCCACCTGCCAATCTTTCGACGCCCTTATAAGTCCCGACTTTGCCCGCATGCGGATGGCCAGTCCGCAGAGCGACCCGATCACCTGGCTTAATCGTTTGACCGCGATAATCGGACAATTCAACTTCGTTAATTTGCGCTGCGCTCAGCACTTCGTCACTACTCATCGCACTCTCGCTTTCTTCTTCTTACCCCTGCCCAGCAACAACTGCAATGCTGCATAAACAAACGCGTCGACCTGGTCGTCATGCTCGCCGTCGGGGAACATGGTCAGCTCGGTGATGAACATCACCAGCCAAGCTGCCCCACTGCGCAGCAGCACCCGCCCTGCATCTAAGTAGATCGTAATGCTGCGCGCCCGGGCTGGCTTGTCTTTGCCTTCTGGCGAAATGGGCACAATCGGCAGCGCGGTCTCGGCTTTCAACACCTGCATGACGCTTTTGCCGCTGCCAATGTCTTCGATCCCAATCGCTTCCGGCTGCCAGGCTTCATACTGGCTAACAATCGCCTTCTGTAAGGCCGGCAGCTCCAGCTTCGCGCGGTAGACATCGAGAATATAGAGCTTAAAGCGGAAGAGCCCCGCCGTCACACAGACCGACCAGTCGGCGGCCGCCTTCTCTTCGTAGGCTGTATCCCACATCTGGATCAGCCGCTCAAAGCCGCCCATCGCCTCGATAGCTGCTACGTCCTCGCCGGTGAAATAGCCGAACTCATCCCGCTTGAAGATCTTGCCGGCCAGGGCACTCAGGTCGTTGCACTTCTCCCGGATCCAGACCGCCCGATCGGGCGAGGCCAACATCTCAAAGAGCAGCACTTCCGGCGTCCACTTCTGGGGCCAGAGCGTGCGCACGTTAGGGGTCCGCACCACCACCCCAGTCACCATTCCCGTCTCCGGATCTCGGATTGCATCATAGGCAATGTCCGTCAACTGGTGGGAGAGGATCGCCGAGGTTTTGAAAGTGTCCCAAACCGGGCTGCTAAGCACCAGGTTGTAGATATCCTGCTTGTTGGTCTTGAGCGTGCCCACGACGATGATCTTGGTCTGCGGCTCGCGCAGCTGCATGATCGTGCCGGTGAACCATTCGACCATGCCCTTGATCCGCTCATCGGTCTTGGTATTCTCATCATCCTCCACATCGTCGAGGATGATGACATCGAAGTGGCCACCGGTCACCGCCCCACCCACGCCCACCGCTTCAACCGTTGGGTCTTTGCCGCGTCGCGTACGCTTACAATAGATGCGCCGCTGCTGCCAGGCGCCCTCCTTGCGCCCCTTCTCGCCCTCCACCTGCCCCATGGTGTTGGCGATGTCACGCTGGCCCACCGTCGCTTCCCAGTGGCTACGATAGTAACGTTTCAGCTCACGGTTGGTCTCGAGCTCGGTCTTGATCACGCCGAGCGTCTTCTCGGCTTCGGTGGCGGTCTTCTGGACAATGAGGATGCGGACGTTGGGATCTTCGCAGATCCGGCGCAGAGGATAGGAGAGGCAGAAGATCTCCGACTTGCCGTGGTCGCGTGGCCAGAAGTCGGCTTGATAGAGCGATGGCCCATCGACGCGCTTGGCCATCTCATATTGGTGCGGCCCCGGGGCGACCCCTGGCCGCCAGCACTTGGCGAAGATCGCCGTGTTGCGCCTGGCGGCCGCCAGCACCTTGCGCGTAACGCTCAATGGCCTTTCCCAGCCGCCTTCCGCAACGCTTCCTCTACCGCGGCTTGCTCTGCATCGTCGAGCGGGTCATCAATCGCCAGGTGAAGGGTGCCGTCGACCGTTGCCTTCTCTTCCAACAGGCCAGTCATCTGGAAGAAGAGTTTGCGGTCCTGGTGCCCCTTGCTATCCGGATCACTGGCGACCGCCACCATGGCCATCATTACATCCGGCGCATACTCCAACAGCCGCTGGGTCAGCCGCTTCTTAAAGCGCGTCTCGATCTCCGGGTCATTGCGGCGCCAATGCCGGATGGTGGAGGCGCTGCTCAGCCCCAGTTGGTCCGCCAGCTCGATGATCGTCTTCGGCTCGCGCAGTGATGCCGGAAGCGATGACCACGCCTCATAGGCCGCCTTGCGCCAGTCGCGCATCAGCCGCGTCTTGGGCTTGCCATTGCGCCCTAGGACAGGCTTACCGTCGGCGTCAAGCACCGTCTCTCGCTCATTGAGCAGCTCTTCATAGAGCAGCTTGAACTCCTCATGGAAGCGGCGCGCCAGCGCCGCATCGCTGCGCTCGATCAATCCATTGAGCCAGGCCTCAAAGAGCGGCTTGTGCTCATGACTGGCCAGCTGCCCCGGCGCCCCCGCCGGCGCCGTGAAGCCGACCTCTTCGTCGTTACTCATATGATCCCTAATTGGTCCACAACTGCCTCACATAGCCGAAACGCTTGCTGCTCGTCTACAGCGTAACCACTAGCCAATACAATAGGCCGATTGGTGACCGAATCCTCATCCACGACAGACCATTGCAAAGCAACCGGCTCTCCGCGCCACAGTGCAGCTACCCCAATCGTCGCCACGCGTACCACCATCTTATTGACCGTTGCTCGGTAGAAGTCCCCATGTATGCCAGGACTAAGATCCCGTGTCCAATCAAGCTTAGTGCTCATAGTATACCGACCGATAAGAACGCATTATCCGTCAATCTCAATCGCCCCATCATCCATGTCCTTTTCCCATGGGAAGAGGGGACGGGCTTTGCCATCCGCATGTTCACGGATTTGTGCTCTCGCATCATTCAACCCTTTACTCAATGCCCGCGCCGTCTCAACTGTAATGCTGGAGAATTGAATAACAACCTTTGGGACCTCAACAACCTCACCCTCCAACGGCTTCGGCTTGATCGGTACAATGAACTGCGGTTGATTCATCGGTACACTCCTCTTGGTTGATGGGACAGCGCCAGGCCAGCAGGCCTAGCACCACTGATAATAGCAAAAAAGCCACTGCATAATCAAGCCCCATGTCCCCTCCCCTGCTTAGCGCCTGCCAAAGCGTGAAAAGCGTGTGTTTCATCAGTGCAGCGCGGCGCAGCCGCTTTGGCAACGCCGCAATCTTAAGCCATGTCTACACGAAGCACTAGCCCGAACGGATATCGGTGAACTCGGCGACCGCCGGCGTCTCGGTGATCGCCTGGCGATAGGCCAACTGTGGATCGCCATGTTCCCGCATGCGCCGCCAGAAGCCATAGGTAAAGTCGGCCGCCGCCTGGCTATCAATCTCTTCTTGTACAAAGACTACTGTGCAAAGGCCGGCCAATTCATCGGCGACAGTGGCAGTCTTACAGGCGGCTAGAAAAACGACCTCAACCCCATCAAGCTGTTCATGCCACCAGATCGGCGCGGCCACACCATCGACCAGCATCACGCCGGCATCGTCGGCGTGGGCGGTCACATGGAGCCACGGGTATAGGCTCCCGTCTTGGCGCCGGCGACGCAGCTCATCACTGATTAGCCGCTTGCCGGCATGGTAGAGCCGCTGGAAGCTAATGCCGGCCCGGCGCAGGGCGTGGCGATCCAAATCGCACATGCTCGTATCCGGTCCGCAAACAATGAGGAGCGGCTTAGGGGGCAACGGGATGGTCGCAGCATCAGGGCGGTGGCGAGCGTCGCGGAGTTGGCGCTCCATCTCCGCAATCTGAATGCCAGAGCGCTGAAGCTGCTCGACAAGGAAATCAACGCGGCGCTCCAGTTCTCGGATCCTGGTGTCTTTGCGCTCTTGCTCCTGCCGGTTACGTTGGTGCTCGGCCTCTAGCTCGGCGCGCAACAGGCGGATTTCATCGTCACAATTGTTGCTTTCGCCTAACCGATGGCCGAGGCGACGCTCCACATAACGCAACGCGATAAAGGCCAAGGAGACGATGAAGAGGACAGTTAGGGTCTCGCTGATGCTGGTCATTCCAGCTCCCCAATCAAGCGTTCGAGCCAAGCCTCGGCTTTGGCGAGGCGCCGGTCCAGGGCATCAATCTGAGTTTGGAGATCCAACTTCGCTAGGGGGCCGGTGGGTGGCGCTTCTTCGGTGGTGGGCTTGGTGAGGGCAAAGCGAATATAGAAGGAGTGGTGAGCGGTGTAGTTGCCCCTGACGTTGTCAGAGGTGTACTCATCCGGGTGCATCGAGTGGAGGCCCTCCACCGCCTCGCTGGCCAAGTACCGACCGATTACCCAGACCGTCATTTTCTGGTTTGGGTTTAGCGGAATGTTGCCGGCGGGCTCACTGGAAGGCTTATCAAGCGGCGCCGGCGGCGAGGCCTCGTCCGGCCGCTGCCCTTCCCAACGCCAGCCGATCCGCAGCGTCTTGTCCTCCAGGCGCTTGCCACCCTCGTCGACAACATCAACATAGACATTGCGCTTGCCCATGTTCTCTGCCGGCGACAGGTGGCGCACCACGACGACCTTCCAATAGGGCATGCCCGTGTTCGCTGTTGGCAGGACCCGCACCCCATAGCCCCGCGCCAAGTTGATTTCCCCCATTGCCCGCTCCTTCCCAAACAAAAGGGCGCCCCCATCGGAGCGCCCCGTCTCTGCCAATGGGGGCATTATAGCACAAATTTTCGATCCCTGCGCGGGATTTAAGGCAAACTTTACGACTAACTAAGTAGCGCCCTGGCGCAATAACCTAATATCGTTCCCGTCCAAAGAAGTGAGCCGGCACCATGGTGCCGGCTCACTTCGATCATGGCTTCCGTTTTGCTTGCCCAGCCAACTGTCTGCATTCTGGGCTGCAATACTTGCGTCCGTTGCCGTATGTCCATTGGCGGAATTCGTTAGTACAGCCTAGCCGCTCACAGCGTTTGATAACGAGTGGTGGCCGACGATTCTTGATTGCTCGTCGTAAGACAAGCATCTCGTACTCATCCATCTATAGCTTCCTCCCATTCCGCAAAGGCCATCACGATCAAACTATTCAGTGTCTGCCCATCCCCTAGCTTGCCCAGTAATCGTCGATATAAATGAGGTTGCACCGCCCCGATCTGCTCCGCTTGTGCGCATACATCTCGCCAACTTTCCCCTGTAAAAGCAACTTCCATACACAGGTGCCAAGTCGTCAATTTGCCCTCTTGCCGGAACGCTTTTTGTAGATTTTGAATCATGTATCAATGGTCCCTTTTGGCTGACGAAGCAGCAGCTCGACGATTAGCTCACTCATTGAGCGCACGTGATAGCCAGACGTTCGCGCACATTCCGCACAGATCTCGATCCCCACGGTTGTTTCTTGGAAGACGGCGCCACACAGCTCGCAAATACAATCCCACCGTTGTTCACCCCATTCGTACACCTTCTTTGTTTCGATTTGGTCGATGGAGGTCAGCCCAATCCCGAACTCGATGCCCTGGCCGCCATTGCTAGCGCGGAAGGCTTCCAGCAAGATCTCAATGTAATGGCGGCTGATCTGCGGGTCAGGCCCGACCGGAATGACGGGGATCCAGACATCGGGCCAACTGGCCGCCTGCAACTGGGGCTTGCCGGTAGAGGTCATACGACCGGGCAGCTTGGCCTCCACATACCAATAGAGCGTGCCCAGGTCACCTGCCTTGGTTGTCAGCTCAATGAGGCGCTCTAGATGTTTGCGGGCTGTGAAGTGGGTACGGGCAAAGATCGTCGTCATAGCACTCTGACAACTCCGTTGACACTCAGCTGATTGGCACCGATTAAGTCTTCGATGTCACGACGAATGGTGCGCTCGCTGGCGCCAAATGTCTCGGCCATGCCGACATAGTCAATGTCATTCGGATTGACAATATCACGCAGCCGCATCACGATGGCCGCCTGGCGTTGTTCCTTTTTCATGCGTTCCGCCCGTGGCTTGTCGACGCTGACATTGTCACTGTCAATATCCGTGTCACTGACGATCTGGACTGTCAACGCCTGGGAGAGTTTATCAAACGCCAATGACAATCTATCGACCTCACTTGCCAGACGCACCTTATCACTTGTCAAACCGTCAACCAGCATTGACAAGCGTTGGCACTCTGCGGTCAATGTCACGACCTGGTCGCCTTGGCTTGCAGCAGCCGCCGCCTCGCCCATCAGCCGGCGCAGTGTCTGCTCCCGTTCGTTTTGGTCGCTGCTGAGCGCGTAGATCCAATCGGCCAGGGCGCCGAGCAATGACATGGGCAGCAAGGCATAGACGGCGGCATGGGGCCAGATTTTGAGTAGCATGGTCAGCGTCAAGACCGTAATAACGTACAGCCCCGCTGCGGCATAGCCTTGGCCCAGGGGCGCATGCTCCACGGCGTAGGCGGCCGCCCGCTTGTTAAAGCGGCGCATCTTCAACGCCAGGCGCACCGCTATCAACCCGAGCAGCTCGATGCCCAGCGCCGTCGCCGCGCCGATGGCCCACGCCAACCAATCCGGAATGCCCAGCTGACCAGGGAACTTGGTGCCGATGCTGGAAAGTGCCAGGCTGCCTGGCACCAACGGCAAGAGCACCAGTCCCAACAGCGAAACCCGCCCCATCCAGTGGGAGAAGTATAGCTCAATCTGCTCCAGCTTGTTGCTTAACTCTTCTTGCAGCTCAGTATTGTCTTTCATGTCCCTCACCAATTCTTGGTTTGGTTACCGGCCGATCCACACATCGGCCGGTAACTTCTTCTTATCGCCCGGCGGGCGCAAGACGCTATCGGTCGTCTGACTTCCGCCGTTTCTTTACCAACTGAGCGGCCTGGTACACTAGATTCGCCGCCGCTTCTAGTGGCGTGTCCCCATAGCCCATAAGCGTATCATCTAGCGCTGCACGCTCGGCCATTGGCACGCCGTTCTGCTCCACGATACAGGCACTATAGCGCCCGTATAACGCGAGCCCATCGCCGATTGAGATAGTAAAATCCATGTAGTCGTCCATCGTTTATTTTCTCCGCTTCTTGGCTGCCTTGCGTAGCGGTCCCCATGCGGCCATGCCTTTGCTGCAGCCCACTTCGATCATCGGCTCGTCGCCCCACGCTGGCGGCATTGTCCCCCCATGTTTGGTTGCCCACGCCAGATTGCGCGGATCAACGTAGTCGCCCACGATGTACAGTTTCCGGGTGCGCAACAGCAGGTACTCGGCCCAGGCCGCTGCCTGCTCGTTGACCACGACTCGACATACCATCGCCGTGGGGAGTGGGCTGGTGGTGCGCTCGCTATTGTCGAAGGCAGAGTCATCAATGCCGAACTGACGCAGCGCAGCTTTCACGCCCACGGTTTTTATGGACTCGGTAAGGCTGTAGATCTTGACGCCATAGGGTTGCAGCGCGCCGGTGACAAGGTGGCGCGCTGGACTGCAATAGGGCTTGGCTACTGTGATCGTGCGCTTGCCAGGACCAAGGCGCAGGTCGTCAGCTACGGCGCCAACCTCATCTGATAGCATTTTGATAAGCTCGCCGAACATGCTCACCCCTTCCATGCTTTCTTGGGTGTGCGAAAGTTGCCGCCATTGTAAAGCCATTGGGCGTATTTGGCCTGCGTCTTGCGCACGCTGAACCAAAACCACTGCGAGTTGTAGCCGTGATCGAACGTGCTGACGCCGTAGCGTTCAAGGTGCTTGATTGTGGTTATGAAGGGCGTATCGCCACCCTTGTCTATGCGCCGCAGTCGGATCTGAATCGTTGGTCCAAAACGCCCCCCCTTGCTTGGTTTCAGTAATCGCGCCGGAATACCGAACAGACGAAAGACGTTATTGAATGGACCCCACACCCAGTCATCCATAAAGTCAAACAGGTTCATCGTCGTCTCCCCTCGCCTATGGTGTAAGTTGTTGTAATGTACTCCTCGCCATCCTCGTCAATGCCCACAGTGGGTGCATCGAATAACGGTGCCATCATCAGCAACCCACCAACAACCAATCCCACAGCCCCCAGCCAGCCGGCTTCTACGCTGCCAGATAGTTGCCAAACTAGTGCGCAAAACCAGCCCGAAAGAGCCAACCCCATACCGATTAGTAATCTAGTCATGGTCACTCCCACACCTGGAACGTCGCGCCACTTTCAGCGGGCTGATCTTCATCCCACGTCCACACGTCGTTGTCTGGTTGCGGTTGGCGCTCAATGCCATCCGTCAGCAGCTTGGCGCGTTGCGCTGCAATCTGGTCGACGCGCCGCGCATCCAGCACGGTGAGCTGGGCCGCAGCGCGTTGCATCGCGCTCTCGCCTTGGGCCAATGCCTTAAACGACTGCATCCGGAAGCGGTCGGTCTGGGCGTCACGGTCGGCGAATTTCGTGATGTTCTGCATGGTCGACTTGGCGATCATGTGGGAAAGTAGCGCCCCGCCGGCGAAGAAGATCACGCCGAAGAGTCCACCCACCACGATGACCGCGACCAGAGAATCAAAGCGGCTTTCCAACCACCACACGGCCAGACCGACAAAGATGAACACACTCGCCAGCTTTAGAAAGTCGGTGGTACCACTATGCATCATCGTGTTTTCTCCCTTCTATCAGTCTAATGTAGGCCAGTGTCCCTCCGGACGCTGTCATCAATAGCGCTCCCAGCAGGGTGACCTGTGCTGGCGACAATAACGCCATCCGTTCAGCCCAAAATGCTAACATGGCTACCTTGCCTTTCTCAGCTTGATTACCTTGCCGTCGTCATCAACTGCACTAACCAACGCTTCATCGATCCATGCCGCATAAGTGCCATTTTTTGAGCCGTACACTCGGCGGCAGATCGCCGTCTTGCTGAGGCCCCTTTGATACAGTTCGCTCACGGCCACGGCCTCCTTTGGCGTCAATGGCCGTTTGACGGCAAGCGGTTCTACGAACGGTTCTAGCACAGTGCTGGGCGGTTCTAGAATCGGTTCTATAGCGGTTCTAGGTGGTTCTACCACCAGTGACGAACGGTTTTTCCGCTGAACCGGTTCTGGCGGTTCTAGAACCGCTAGATTTCTCGTTTCACGCCACTTGCGACTAATCCTAGTGATCAACGATTCAATATCGTTGGCCGTGATGAAGTACGACTGATAGCGGAGGATGTCCCCGCCGCGCACCAAGAGAAAGGCGCCCTTGTCGGGCAACAGCTCGGCGTGCGTCCCCGGCCGGCCGGCCGCATTGTTGGCGGCGTTGGCATCAGCGACTTGCCCCACGACACGGGTCAAGAAGTTATTCTTGATGGTGGCGCCGCCCAGCGCCTTGCTCGTTGGGTGTTGCGTGGCGATCACCATGTGCTCGCCGGCGCTGCGCCCTTGGCGCGCGACGCGGTCGGCATGCTTCATGGTCTCTGCATCTTCGATCAGGTCGGTGTACTCGTCGACCAAGATCAGCAGGAGCGGGTGACTCACTTCGCGCTGTTGGCGCCATAACAATAGCTCGCCGGCGGTGCGAAAGACCTGCGCTGCCTGCGCAATGTCAGTGGCCAGCATCTCAACGTGGGGCAACCGCACCAACGGTCGAAAGTCCGTGTTCTTGAGATCAACGAGCGCCACGCGCAGATCCGCCGGCGACGTATTCCAGCAGAGGCCCAAGAGCATGTTGATCATGCCCACGCTTTTGCCGGCCCCGGTGCCGCCGGCGAGGAGCAGATGCGGCAATGCCGACAGCGGCCGCCACACATCATGGCCACCATCGTCATAGGTTCGTCCGAAGAGTAATTCGCCAGGACGCCCAGTGATCGCGTCATCTCGCCACGCCAATGGCTTCCGAAATGGATGGGTCACTTCCAACCGCACCGGCTGGAGCAACAGCCGCACCATGGTGCGTTGACGCCGCGCCTCACTAATCGCTTCGCTGAGCTCCGGCAACCGCTTCTCGATCTCACTGATGGCCTGACCCGGCTTGCGCTGTAATCGATAGATGATGAGCTGGTCACCACCAATGCCCGTGAGCTGGGGGCGCGTCCGGGCAGCAATACCAAAGGCCGCTAGGGTGCGGTTGATGGCGCCGATCTCGCGGTCAAGTTGTTGCGTCAGTTTGCCATCAAGGTGATTAGCCATTAGCCAGCCCCTTTCCCCGCAACAGCGGCGCTGTGGCCACTGCGACGGCCAGATGCAAGAGCTGGTCAATCGTTTTGGGCAGGGGCACCGAATCAATCACGAAGTGGGTGGCGGCGTTGATGGCCACGAAGAGCAGCCGCCGGCCCCAGCTCGTCTCGGCGGTCGCGGCGCTCAGCCCTTGGACGCCGGCGACAATGCCGACATGGGCGAGGCGCACTTGCCAATGCGCGCCTTTGCGTTGCGCCTGGCGGGCGGTCTGGCAACCCCAGTCGGCGCCCAGCTCGGCCGCAACGGCCTTAATGGTATGAAATCCGAAAAACATATGAGCTCCTTCACATGAAACAAAAAACGCTCGGTGATGAAAGTTGGGGCTTTCATCGCGAGCGCCATGTGCTATAATGCTCATGGCGCTTGTTGGTCCACACAATCGATAACCGCCACCCGTAGGCAGTGCCCCCTCACGGCACTGCCTACTTCTTTTCCGCCGACCGGTAACCCTTTATTATCGGTCGGCACTGGATATCGCATTGGTCGATGTTGATAATGGCGGCTGTAAACCAAAGACCTCAGCCAGATCCGCCAACCGGGTCTTCTTGTATCGGTGCATTATCGCCCCCAATGTAGGAAGGCGATTGTCTCGCTCCTCATCCCACAGACGACTCCCTGGCATCCGCTTATCAATACTCAATCGCTTCATCTCAGTCCGGACCAACGCATCTAGCTCGTCAAAGGGGAGCCGGTCACCGCTATACGCTCTCTTTGGTTCCTCGCCAGCGACTTTGTCGGACGCCACTGCTTTCTCGATCTGCTCCTTGATCAATGCTGGGCGCTTGGCCGGCGCCGGCTTCTTGCGCGTCACCTGCTGGGGGATTATCAGGGGTTCTACCATGGTGGTGGTCTGTTGCTCAACCCCGCCTAACAGCCGCCCCAACAGCAGGCCGGCCAGTTGCCCCAGCTCCTGCTCATTCGCTTCAATCGTGACATTCAGTTGAATCGTTGCCATTGCCTTCTCCTATCTGACTTCTAAGATCGCTTGTTTTGCCACCAAGACATACATCTTCCGCTTGATGCACCAGCGCCGGATGTCAATCCAGCGGGCGATATAGTGCATGCCGTGCCCGCTGACATAGGTCAACTTTCGCTCGGTCAACCAATGTTCGTCTTCCCACAGCAGCACCCGATCACTCACAATGCGGGCCTGGCGCCATTCGCTCTCGCCCAGCCGGTCAATCGGGTCATAGGCCCAGGCGGGGAAGTGGGTATTGCCGACGTGTCCTTTTCGCGCTTGGCATTTGCGGGCATTGCGCCGGCGCACCTCGTCGATGGTAATGACCGGCTTGAGCTTGAGCCTGGCCACCAGCTTGGCCCACCCATCGCTCGCGGCGGGCAATTGATGATGGCGGAGGATCCGATTGCCTAGGGCCCAGCCCTTGGGGCGGTAGCCATCGTAGGTGGCGACGCCGATGGTCCATTCCCCGTTGTACAGTTGTTGGCTTAACGACTCCAGCAGCGATGATAGCTCCTTGTCTTCTGGCACACGCCCTCGTTTTGTGCCCACGCCTTCTCCTAACTAGCACACTCACGATTGAGAGTTCCAAAGTTGCGCGCTCTGCGCGGTTGCGCGCTCTGCGCGGTTGCGCGCTCTGCGCGAAAAGTCCAATAGTTTTTTCCCTCCTTTTGGCCATTTTGATGATGTTGCTGATTATGCGCGCAGAGCGCGCAACCGCGCAGACCCCCCTCTACCACCTGCGCGCAAAGTTGCGCGCTCGCGCAGCCATTCGCGCAACTTTGCGCGCAGATGCTACTCTTCTTCATCATGATCCCCTGTTTCGGCGTCCGTACCGCCCACGATGTAGCGCGTGGGCGAGCCATCTACCTGGCGGATCTGCTTGGCAAAGATTAGATTTTGTAAGCGCCGATAGACCTTTGAGCGATCCATATGGGTATAGTCGGTAATTTCGCGCAGGGTTGGTGCGCCCAACAGCCCAACCGCTTCGACAATGGCGTCATCCTCGGCACTATTGCGCACGGCCTCCTGATCCCCCAAGCATTCCCACCGACCACTCTCTCGGTCGAACTGGATTGCCAGCTCGCGCTCCTCAATGTCGCGGCCAGTCAGTTTGAAGGTTGCGCTACGCTCGCCACGGCTCCGATAAAGCCCGATGGCCACATCGAGCACCCCCGATTTGGAGGTGGCACCGATCAGGTCGTCGATCACATCCCCGTCGCCGCCGTTGCCTTTGCGGTGGTGATCGATGAGCAGGATGGTTATGTCCTGGTCGACGGCAATTCGCTGCAGGGCGCCAAGGTGGAGATTCATCTCGGCCTGCTTGTTGGGGTCGACAAAGCCGAGTGCGCGCGCCAAGGTGTCGATGACGATTAGGCTGTAGTGGTCGCGCTCAATCGCGGCAATCAGATCCGCCGTGCCGCCACCGATGAGGGGCCGCCAGGCAAAGCCGAAGGTGACATCTGCGCCCACGGGTGCCCCTTGCTTTTGTAGCCGATTCCTCATGCGTCGTGGACTATCCTCAAAGGCGAGATAGAGCACCTTGCCGCGCTCGGCTTGTTCATTGAAGAAGGTGCCCCCCGTGCCGACGGCAACCGAGAGCTGCAACGCCATCCACGATTTCCCGATCTTAGGTCGTGCGCCCAGGGCGGCCAGCCCCGCCGGCAGAATCCCCGGAATGGTGAACTTCTGTTCCGGGAACTCCGTCTCATACAGGTCGCTGACCGACCAGCTCCGCCGCTGCGCCAGGGCCGGATCGGTGGGGCGCAAGGCCGCAACCTCCGGGTCTTCATTGGCATAGAGCAGAAAGACTTGGCGGGCGCCCTCCAGTCCATCCTGGTCAAAGGCGGCGACCATGGCATCATAGAGGGCGCCGAAGCGTCCCAACGCCGCTGATACCATGTATGGATTCGGTTTGCCATTGAGCAGGCTGTTAATCGCTACCCAGGCGTTGACCTTGCCGCCGGCCTCCTCTTCTCGTTCGGAGATCGTGGGATACTCGATCTCGCGGACAGGTACGTTACTTGTCCCGTTGCTTGTGATTGTCATCGCCCTCATCCTCGCCGGCCTGGATGCCGTGCAGATACTCCCAGTGACAGCGGACGCACCGCAAGCGTCCATGCACTGTTTTTTGATGGTAAATCCCCCGGCCATAGGGCACGATGGCATATGGCCCGATTCGCTCGATGTGTCGACGGCAGCGGGTCCGCACCATGCCGTCGACACAGAAGTAGGTATAGAGCGTGCTTACTCCGTCCATACCTGTAGGTAGTGCTTAAGGAGCGATTCCGGCATCATTGCCGCCAGCCGGGTGTAATCCTCGTCCTGCCAGGGCGAGACCAACTCGGGATCGACTTCGTCCAGGAACGCCGCCCAGCCGGGAAAGGGTGGGGGCGGCACCGGCTCCCGCGTTTCGTGGGCGGGTATGTTGAGGCAGATGCCGGTACTCGTCGTTATCGTGCGATGATGATTCATGTAGCGTTCGCAATCATGGGCGGTGTAGTCGAGGCGGCGGGCATCCAAAAAGCTGGGAATCTCGCGCTTTTCTACCCGTCCCCAAGGGTCTACGGCAGAGACGGTCACCGTTGGGAATTGGCGCAGGGCATTGACGATGGCCGCCGGCTCTTCCATGACCACCAGCGTTTGGATCTGCTGCTCATCGCGTGTGCCCAGGCTGACGACGGGTACATAGCGCACCCGCCATAGGGTATGGGGCACCCAGAGCTTCGCCGCCTCGGCTTGCGCCCAGCGCCGACATTCCTCGGTATAGAGGCCCATGCGTTCTTGGTAGACCTTGGACAACTCCACAATCTTGCGCGCCGTGCTCAGAGCGGCGGCCTTAGTATTCTCGGTGCTCTCGTACTCCGCGGCGGCCCGAGCGTAGTTCTCCATCCACGCCGAACAGAGCAGCCCGAGTCGGCGCGGGTACTCTGCCCCGTCCACGGTGTCCCCAATCCCGATCGTATTGACAACATCGGGAAATTGCTGCGACTTGACGCTGATGGTCAAGCTGACTTGGTCGCCTTTGTACCTGGGGAGATCCGTCCAGACTGCCGTCTCCACCGGCAGATTGTTGATCAGGGTCTGCCCACGGAGGAGGGCTCGGTTATGTCCTACTTCCGGCGTTCCCTTCAGCCCCAGGGTAGCTCGCAGCGGCCACCACCGCCCCAGATAGCTTTCTAGCTGTTCAACGGCCTTCTGCTGCTTCTTCGTCAGCAGAGCGGCTTCCTGCGCCGTCTCGTTAGCCTGGGCGGCTTGCTGTTCTTCAAGTGTGCTGATAAATAAGTCGGTCAACGTCATGATTGCCCTCGTGGAAATTGTGGGCCAGGTAAAGCAGCGCTTCCTCCTGGCTGTAGAATGGCCCGCTGAGTAGGAGTCCGCACTCCTGGAGCCAGTAATATTTCAGTCGCTTGCGATAGCGACCCCGCCGCGCCCGGCGCTCCTTGATCCACTCGTTGACCCAATGCCGTTCCAGTCGAAGTCCCTGGTCGGTGGCGAGCTGGAGCAGCAGAAGGCGCGTTACTTCATCCATGAAGCCTCCCTTACGAAATAGCGATAAATAGACAACAATGGAAGGGAGTCTATTGACAGATGTCCAAAACACTTCTAGACTGGACGGTGACGGGGAACGTCAGGCGGTCAGTAGCATGCCCTGGTAGACTGTTTCGCTCCAGTCATCCACAGGGTCGGCGAGGACCTCCCGGGTATATATGTCTGTTGTACTCAATGAGCTGTGATGGAGACGTCCGCGCAGCTTTTGCAAGTCACGAAACGCTTCCTGGAAGCGCTTGGCGTAGGTGTGGCGCAAGTCATGGATCCGAACGCCCTCCGGGTCTTTGATGCCCGCCCGCCGTAGGGCGGTCCGCAACGTCCTCAGCGCCGCTTTCGATGACATGTGGCGATTCTCCGCCCCATCACCCGCCGGCCGCTGATTGCGCAGATTGCCTTCTCCATGCGTGAGCAGCGGCCGGAAGATGAATTCATCTTCCGCAACTTGCCAGCGTCCCACCGTTTTGAGATAATGCTCGATGGCGTGGTAGGCGCGGGCCGGAAACTCCTCGCGCTCCTTCTTGCCTCCTTTCCCTTTCCAGTTGATGACATACGAGCCGGGCTGACTCGGGTTGGGCTTGATGTCGCCCCAGCGCAGTCGCACCACTTCGCTGTTGCGATAGCCAGTGAGCAGGTATACCGTGATCAGCGCATAGTTGCGGCTGCCCAACGGTTGGTGCTTCTTAGCGTCCAAGTATTCCAACAGTTGCTTGGTCTCTACCTTGCTGAGCGGCCGCGCCTTGCCATAGGGCGCCACCTTGGCCCGCTGGACGTTGCTGCCCTTGAAGGGGTTCGACCGCGTCTTCCCTGTCGCATCCATGAAGGCGCTGATCTCGATGCCGTTGATCAGCGCGGTCTCCTGGCTGACAAAGGAGTAGAACGAAGAGCAGGCGGCCAGGCGTTGATTAATGGTGGTGGGGGCGAGCCCTTCCGCTTCCATCTGCCCCTGCCAGATCTCCACATGATAGGAGGTCACCTCCCACGGGTGGACCGGACGCCCATCCTCGTGCCGCAGCGTGGTCAGCAGGTCAAGCCACATGCCGACCGCCGTCTCATAGCTGCGCCGCGTCTCCGGGCTCTCACTCTTGCGAAACTTGTTGCGCAGCCAGGCATCGCGCAGCTTTTCCCACGCCCGCCCCAGCTGCTCATCGGCCCCGGCATAGGCACCCGCCCACAGTTGGGCGAAGCCATTGGCCGGCGCCAGCGGCCGCACCGGCGCCAACGCGGTCTCTTCTACAATCTCACCGTCTACCACCACCATCGGTTCCAT